GGCGATTTCAGACGCAATGCCCCTCATGACAGCCTCCTGACCGTCGACCATCTGCGAAAACCTTTTGGTGATGCGGATGATGACAGAGAAGGCTGCCATGATGAGCACAGACGGGATCTTCTTGTCAAACTTCGAGAAGTCGCCGTTAATCACCCGAGGGTGCTGCGACAACCGCTCCATGACGGCTCCCCACTGTGGTGAGAAGCAGTTGATCCCGCCTACAGTCTCGGTGTCCAGGTAGTTCTCCGTGAAGAGCGACATGAACATGCCGTAGTACATTTTGGTGACGATCATGAAGTCCATCGGGCCTATGGTGAAAAGCCTGATCGACCTAGTGTCAACCTTCTTGCGCGGGCGTGGTTCGTCCTTGAGGCACGTCTTGTACACGACCCCCCATCTCTCGTCTTGTGACAAGGTCTTGATCATCTCGTCAACTCGAGTCTGCATCTCAGCAGTGAGGGCGTGTCCGTGTGGGGCCTGGTCCGAAGGGGCGTCCACTAGGTAGTGGTGCTTCTTGCGGCCCACGGGCCAGCCTGCGGCTGAATCCTTGGGTATGGACGAGACCAGTGAGCAGTTCGCATCTCCGTTGACACACGTGTATGCGTCTAGGATCTGCAGCTGCTCAAAAGGTGACTTCCCGTCCTTTCCCTTGATCAGCGACAAGCGGGCCACGTAGTGGTCCACTGCAGCTTCCACCGTCTCCATGTCGATCCCGTAGGCCTGCGACCCAAGCTGCAGCAGCGCGTTCTTCTCCGGTGAGACGTACTCTCCGTCAATTCGCGTGCTGTTGAACTTAGGCGCAATGAGGTCGTGGCTGTAGCCCAACGGACCCAGCTTGGCCTTAATGGCCTCGCTGTTCTCGTAGGGCACAACCGACGACTTCTGCTTACGGGTCGGTTCGTCGGGTAGCACAGCCAGCACCTGCGTGTTGCCGAGTTCCTTGGGAGTAAGCCACCAAGAATGGTGACGCTCCGTAAGTTCCCGACTGAGGCGCTTCTGGCCTAGGTCGCGGTACTCCGCAGGCATCTTGATGGACACCTGCGTGTAAATGCTGGTCTGGGCCTCGATCGTGCCTATGGCTCTGCACAAGGAAGACTGGGTAAACGTCTCCCACACTGTCTCCTGCACAGCAAAGTTTGATGCCACCACCACGCCGCAAAGGGCCTTCTGAGAGGCCCACTGGGCGATGATGGGTGCACCACACTGACCGTGGTAGGGCGCCAGGGTGGACTGACCGCGGATGCCGGTAAACC